TGAGTATTATTTAATTGTATACAAAAATAATCTTGGGAATATGCAGTATTTCCTGGAATAACTTTTGCACCTTCTTTGAAGAAGTGTTGTCCAAACTTTTCAATCTGATTTTGAAGAATAGATTGAAATCCTGTTAATTCTCTTGCTTGTACAGGATATCCTGGTTTAAAAAGAACTTTATAATAATTATCTTTAGGGTCAAAATCATCAAAATATGGAGAAACATTGAGATTTGTGAGTTGAGCCATAGTTAGTTAGAACTGCAATATAATTTTGATGTCTTCTTTTTGGCTAGAAGATCTCTTGATAGCGGGTCTATTATCAACATATATGATATTTCCAGAGTATTTTTTAACTTCTGGATTAGACAATCCATTTGTAAAATTTTGACCAAGATAATATGTTTTATTATTTATTGAGGTAGTAAACCCACTAAAGTTTGTACTAATAGAGAGATTGATAGAACCTCCTACAATTGTCAAATTACCACCCGAAGTTGGTGATGATGAGAACCTTGTTAAATTATATCCATACTGTGGGTCTGTTTGTGCTGTTCCTACAGTATTAAAACCAGCAAGAGTTCTATCTTGCCAATATTTTAAAACACCAGATGTTTGGTCATAACTAACAACTTTACCAACTGCAGTTATACCAGTTCCAATAGTTTGAGTGATAAATGAATCTTGTGTGAATTTTGCTGAACTATATCCAACTCCTGCCAGACGAATTGCATACACTGCGCTCGCTTTTTCTGAAATTAATTTTGAGGCTGATCCAAATATAAGTGGATTTTCAACTAATCCAATTCTAGCAATTTCATTTCCCGTTATAAAATCTGGATTTTCTGTATCATTTTCAATTCTTGCATAAATTAAAACATTACTAGCTCCTAATTCTCTATAAACATCGTATCCATGACCACCATTTGGAGACATAATTACATCAAGAGCAGGTTTTGTGTCTGGTTCTGGAATTCCTCCCGCAATTAAATCTACGTTGCCAAAAGTATAACCAGATCCTTGATTTGAAATCGTTACACTTTCTACTTGTTGATCGTTATTAATAACTACTGTACATTCTGCATTAGATCCATCTCCTTTAATAGGAACTCTAGTATAAGTTCTGTTTGCTGTTCCTACTCCAACTCCTCTATTTTTAATCACTATAGTTTTAATACTACCATCAACGGCATTTGTTCTAACAGCAAGAGTTTCTGCGTTATTATCCCAATCTCTTGGAACAGGTATAAAATCAACAGTGTCAAATTTAATAATTTCTGTTGGTTTAATTGTATAAAGATATTTCCAAATATATCCATCACCACTTGGTCCTGCAGATCTTGGTTCCAAATCCACAAATTTTGGTTCATCAATAGATGGTTTTCCTTCAGGAGTTTCAGGAGAAGTTCCATTCTGAAGACAGATATAAACTCTATTATCACTATTAATTACATAATAGAGCGCAGAATATAAAGTAGTGCCACTTGAATTTGGTGGTGGGTTTGAAATACTATAATCATGTCTATAATAATCATATGTCGTTCCAGATGCCCATATCCTTTTATTGACAACTCTCTGAACATCATCTGGAGTTATCTTTTTAAGAGCGATAATTGTATCCCAGGTGTTCCATTCATTAGTAAAATTATCAGTTGGACTTGGGGGATCGTCATCCCAGTCACTTTGAATAGATGTTGGATTGGGAAGACCAACAAAGGCATAATAAGAATTTACAGAGGTTGTTACACCTGCTGTAAAATTTTTAGCATTTAATATTCTAATTTGATCAGTTATAATAGCTGTCATCTTAATGTTTTTAATTTATTTATGTGCTATAATCCTGGTATCTTAATCGCCTTGTTCTTCTTACATATGGTCCTGTTCCGATTCCAGAATATCCTTTTCTTGTTCTAGCAACATATTCAATATATTTATTTCTATCGGACAACTGAAGTCTTCCCCAACTAAACTCACCATAAAAACTACTAAATCCAAGACCAGAGAGCAGTCCTTGATGACTCGAAACACTAACCGTAACTCTAGTTACAGTGGTGACTCCAAATCCAATTGCGGAAGTTGTTGCTGTAGAAACATGTGCTACTCTATAGATATTATCAATAAAAGTTGATCCAATTCCAATAATACCTGTTGCAAGATCATTTGTTTCATCCAAAGAAGTCACTCCACTACCAACATTTGAATTAAATACAGAGAAATAGTAACCAGTTTGTAATCCACTTGTAGATGTGTAGTTTGTAATTGCTGAATTTCGTAATACAGAATTTTCTGGGATAACCAAATCAAAGTTTAAACCAATTGGTGCAACGGCAGTAGATGTTGTCGCAATACCAGTAATGATTCCAAAATCACCCTCATATGAAACAATAGTATTTTTTTCCTCAGTAATAGTTGGTGGTCCAATTAAAACCACAGGTGCAGTTAAAGTCAACCCAGCGCCAGCAGCTGAGTTATTAGTATATCCTAAACCAACTATTCCACTTTCAATTAAAAATACTGTCCCTGCTGCTGAAACTTGTGCAGTGGCTGTTGCTCTACATGTTGTTGCAAATCCAACTGGACTTTGAATTGCAACAAATGGTGGATTGGAGGATGTATAACCAATTCCACCATTAGAAATAGCGAAAGTGTCAATTGTTCCATTATCTGTAATATTTACTGTTGCTGCAGCTCCAACTTTATCTATTGTGTAATCAACAAGTGTTATATCTTTTTGGAAGTTAAGATTAATGGAACTTTCGTTGATTGGATTGAAGAATGGTCTTACGCCATCTACAAAAACCACTGTTGTTCCAATTCCAACTGTTTTTATGATCGTGGCGGTTGGATAAATTTCTGATTCGTATTGTTCACGATCTTTATAAACAAAATTACCATTGATAATTTTATCTTCTGTCTGTTTTCTCCATACAACAGGTCTGTATAAAATGGTATCTTCGCTTAATCCTGGATTATAGTAAACATTGGTATTAACCGCACTCGAAGAATCAATCTCAGTAACAATTCTTGTGTTTTGTTTTTGGAAACTTTTTTGATTTAAAGTTAAATGATATCCAATTGTTAATTCGTCACCAGTCTTAATGGTTTCAATAATATCTTTATCAAATACATCTGTTCCGCTTGTGCCTTTATAGAATAGGAATTTGAGAGTATCTCCTGTTTTTGGAGCCTCTTCAAAAGTAATACGACTTCCTCCTCCAAATGGTCCTCTTCTATTTTCGATGAAAAAGTACGAAGATCCTGGAACTTGTAAAACATCATTGATAAAGATAATTAAAACATCTTCAACATTAACTAAAGAACCAAGATCAGATTGAATACTCAATTGCTCTCCAGAACGTGTTATTGGGAAAGTTTTTCTTTCTCCATTAAAAAGACTTGAAAAATCATCTAATACTTCAATTTCACCTAAGGTCCATCCAGAGAATGAATCAGTATTAATTTCTATAACTTCTAATCTAAATTCGTTATGATTGTTACTAGAATTTGTTCCAAATCCAACTGTAGTTGGAATTCCTGTGGTGCCACCAGTGGGGACGGTAAGAATATGATTAAGACCATAACCATATCCAAAATTTGTAATAGTGAAATCAATTACACTAGATCCTTGTCCAACCGTGATAGAAACTTGAGCGCCAGTTCCACCACTTCCAACAGAGGAAGAACTATATTGAAGAGGAATTTCTGAATATGGTAGAGGAGCATCAATTATAACTTCTGGTGGATTTGTTCCTGTATATCCAATACCAGGATTTGTGATTGCTATACTTACAATATTACCTCCACTAATTGCTGCTGTTCCAATAAACGCAAGACTTGGAGTGCCTCTAGATGAAGATGCAACAGCGACTCTAACATTTGTTTGAATTCCAGATCTATAACCAGAGCCACTATTTCCAATACTAATAGAGGATATTGTGCCAGCAGCAGAAACTACTGCTGTTCCTCCTGCACTAACAAGCGGTTGATAACCAAATCCAGTCGTGCCAGCAACAGAAACAATAACTCCACCAATAGGAATATTCAAGTCATTTGGTTCGTATACAGTTGTGCTTGCCGCTCCCGTAAATGAGATAGACGTGATTCCTGAATTTTCTACAAGTTGATAATCTTTAGTCGCTCCTGGACCCTGAAAAATTCCATTTATTAGGACTATTCCATTGAAAGTGGAAACTCCAATAACATTAGAGTTATCTGATTTTAATGTATATGTATTTTTTGATCCAGAAAAGTTTTGAGAAATGTCGTCAAAGATATAATTTTTTGTATATGTTTCATCGGAACTTCCAACAACTCCTGAACGCATGAATGTTCTTCCACTAAAAGATGAAGAAGAAGTTATTCCTATAAAATCTCTTGCATTTGTTGGTCCAACACTTGTGCCTATCGGACTTTTTCCAAACGGTGCGTCTAAGAAACTCAAAGTGCTTCCAACAATATTATAATCGCCTTTTAATTTTGTTACTGTGACTCCAGTAGAGTGTCCTGCCAAAGTAGTTCCTGCGAGAGCCCGACTCACTTTGATTGCGTTTGTGCTTCCAATTCCAACTCCCTGAATCTTCATAATTTCATTACCAACTTGTATCGAATCTCCCCCAAAGAAAGATGTCAATCCAACAAAAAACATAATGTCTTGTGTTATTGGAAAACTCTGTGCTAAGGTAGTTGTGACTGATGTTGCGACAATTGGTGCTTGAATTTGATTATCAATTGAAATCAATACTTTATTTTTTTGTTTTGTAGAGGTAATGACGTGTGAAGTTCCAATACCAACTGAAGTAAGTTGAAGAGCAATTGGATTTACTCTTAAAGCGTTTTGAGCGGTGGCAGCTAATTGTATTTCTTTTTCATTTAACTTAATAATATAAGCAGTTGTTGGTAATTTATCAGTTAGTCCTATTCCAGAGATAGATGTTTGTGCGATACCTATCGCATTTGTAGAAAAACCTGCTGTAGAATAGGTAATTTCTTCACCGCTTACAAAATAATGATTAGGAATAAAAATTTTACTGTCTCCTGTGCTAACAATCCCAGAATTAGATCCATCAAAAACTCTTACAAAAATTGGTTTATTTTCATGAGTTAAGAAAAAGTCTTTCTTAACATCAACTTCTGTTCCAGTGTAAATCGAAGATGAATTTTCTATAGATGCATTATTAAGTTCTACATTAAGAGATACATTGGTGACATCTTCAGTATCTCTTAACTTATGAAGAAATGTGTTAACACTAACATTAATTCCAGGATTTGGTGTAAACCTGATTTCAGTAACACCTCCTGTCCTAATACCATCAATACTTCCCAAACTTGAACTTGTTTCAACATTACCATATTCGGTCAGATATACTTCATCATTATCATCAAGAACAATTACTTCAGATAATTGATATTCATTATTTGTTGTATCTGCAACTTGAATTAGACAATATGCACCTTCATTTTCATTGGTAAAACTTGCAATACCAACAGCAGTTGGAGATCCTGAAGAATTGATTGTTTTTGTTTTAGTTACTAAACTTGCAAATGGAAAATCAATTTCACCAGATCCAACATATCCCTCAGATGCAAGGCCAACAATAACGCTATTGATTACTGTTGTAGTTCCAATTCCAGAATTAGAAGTAAAACTTACGACTATACTAGAGTTTGATAGATATGCCTCATAAGTTCCTACACTGGTCGCAGAGAATGCATCTTGAGAGTGAATACTGAGTTGTCCATATTGCAAAACTTCCACATTTGTCCCGTCATGAATCAAATTGAGTTCATTATATTCAACCTGTCCACTACTAGTCTCTGATAAGGTTAGGATTTTTGCTGATCTAGTTGATGGAGATGTTGTTCCTATTCCAGAAAGAGTGGCAATAGTAACACTACTTCCACCACCAACAGATACGCTTGAAGATGCAATGCTAACTAAAGATCCAGAAAGACCTGTAGTAGATCCAATCCCAATTGTTGTATTTCCAACTTGACTAATGGCATCCCCAACTTTATCCATACTATAAGATAAAGATATCACATTATAATTATTTAATTTAAATTTATTTGGGAAGAATCGCAGCACAGAGTCACTTCCCTCAACGATAGAGTCAAAA